AAATGCCCGTGCTGTCATAAATTCCTTGAAAGCCAGGATCAGCGAGATAAAGTATGTGATGAAAGAGGAGGATAGAACATGACCGAAACTGAACGTAGACTGAAAGCTCAGCTTGACGCGAATGCCGCTGCCATTGCCCGCATGCAACGCCAGCAACAACAGGTGCGTCAACCCGACCCGTATGAAGAACCCGAGTATTATGACGCTCCGCCCGCAGGCGCCGACGCTTATGGAGAACCCGATAATGTCGATCGGGATCGTCTCATCATGCAGGCCATCACTCAGAAGGCCACCCAAGATGCGGTGAAGCAGGTGCGCCAGATCAATCAGGTGACCGAACAACAGGGCAAGGTTATCCAAGGCCGAATGAAGCGGCTGGTGAAAGATTTCCCGGCACTGGCTGACGAGCAATCCGATCTGGTTCAAAGAGCCAAGTCCACTTACGCTCGGATTGCCCGGGAGAACCCGGCCCTTGCAAAGGATCTGAAGTATGAGCTTGCCGTGCGCGAAGCGGCGGCTTACCTCGGTGCTCGGCCCACCTCGGTTGCGGCAGAAGACGCCGATTGGACCATGGGGCCGGGCAACAACCCGGCTCTCTCGAACCGTCCCACGAAGTCGCGGCTCAACGCCGCGATCGTGGCCAACGCCCGTCTCATGGGCATCAACGTCGATCCAAAGACCGTTGAAGGAAAGCGCAATCTTGCTGAGCTGAACAATTACTCCACCCGGTTCAACGCGGACGTGGATGAGTCTCATGTTCGTTACCGCTAAGAAGGGGGAATAAATGGAAAACACTAACAAAGGAAAGACCAAGTTCACGCCGAGCTATGACGAGGACCAGATTGAGTATGACATCGATCGGGAACTCAAAAAAGAGCTTGAGGATCAGGGCTTGGAGTATCGATTCATCGACTTCAAGAAGGCCAAGCTCAACGGCGGCATGTCCCGCGCGGGGTGGCGTATTTACGTGAGAAAGTCCCCAGATCCTCGTACTTCGGGGATCTCGGTGCTTGCCGATCCTGACAACTTAGTTCGTAATGGTTCCATGGTACTTGCGGTGAAAACAAAACAGGCCGCAGGACGTCAGCGCGCGCGTAGGGATGCTCAAAACAGCACCCTCCGCCACTATAATAAAACCGTTGCTGAGGAACTGAAGAAAGACGTGCGTAAGCTTGGTTCAAACTCGAAACTGATCCAGGGCTACGAGAACAATAGTTAAGGAGTCCTGAATGGCAAACGCAGATAGGCCATGTGGCTTTAAACCCCTCGGGGAACTTTTGCACGTAGGTATCTACGTTGCAGCAAGCACCATTTATCCAGGGGATTGTGTGAAAGCTGAAGGCGGTGCCTCAAGCAACACCACCCGTATGCGCATGGCGGTCCAAGCCGCAACCGCAGGTGCAGCGATGTGCGGGGTGGCGCTCAATTACGCCACTGCCGGTCAGGAAGTCCGCGTTGCGGACGACCCGTCTCAGCTCTTCTCGGCTCAGGCCGACGAAGCAGACTTTGACGAAAACGCCGACTTGGGCCAGAACGCATCCATCTTGGCCACCTCGGGGGACACGACCTACAAGTTGTCTCGTCATGAAATTGATTCCTCGACGCTGAATACCACGGCCACCCTGGAAGTCAAAGTCTTGGGCGTTTTGGGACGTACTAAAAACGCATACGGGGCCAACGTGGTTCTGATCTGCAAGATCAACAATCATCAACTTGGTTCTCATACGGGTACTCTGGCCATCTAAGGCTGGCAAGGATAAAGGGGAACTAACATGGCGGGTCCAGCTTTTCTCAAACAGAACTTTGGTGACCTCTACGGTTCAAGCCAGCTTCCGGCGCTTGAATGGCTCTTTAGGCATGAATTGCCCATGCACGAAGGGATTCGAGGTGAAATGGCAAACGTGAAGTCGACCGAGCGCGATGTGTGGCAGATGACCTCTACCCACGACATCGATCTCTTCCAGACCGTTGCGGAAGGTGAAGATTACACGTTCGTTACCTCGAAGCAAGGCGCGTCGAAAACTTTGTCGGTCATCAAATACGGCCTAGGAATTTCAATTTCTGAGGAAGCGATTGCCGATGGGAAATTCGATGACTTGGCGGACCTCATGAAGAAGCTCGCGCGCTCCGCGCAAGAGTCTCGGGAGATTGCCTTTGTCAACCTCATCAACAATGGGTTCACGACTGAGACGACTCCCGATGGTGTGGCTGCATTTTCCGCATCTCATACTCTTCCTTCCGGTGGCACGTATTCGAACGTTCTGCCGGTGGCAAGTGACTTGTCCGAGTCGTCTTTGCAGACTGCACGCTACTTGTTCAGTACTGCGTTCGTGGGTGATACGGGAATCATCTACAAGCTGAAACCCCGGAAGCTTCTTGTCCACCCGGCCAACGAAGCCTACGCGGAAGAGCTTGTGGGTTCTACCAACAAGCCTGACTCGAACGACAACAACCTGAACTCGCTCAAGCGGCACAACATTCAGGTGGTCTCCAGCCCACATCTCACCGATGAGGACGGGTGGGTGCTCATGTCGGAGAAATCGGATACGGGCCTGACCATCATCGAACGTGAAGGCATCGTTACCAAAGCAGGTGGCGCGGCCGTGGGCTTCATGAACGACAGTGTGCTTTACAAATCGAGGTATCGTGAAACGATGGGCTGGCTCCACGCCTACGGTATGATCGGCACCCAAGGAGCGTAACCCATGCCTCAGTATATTCCTGGACCCCTAGCGTATGAGGTGGGTAGGTCTAGCTCCGATTCTCGGGCATTCTTTTCGGGAATGCCCTTGGATGCGGGGCAGACCAACCCTGATTTCATCAGCTTCTTTGACGACTTCACGATCTTGCACGGGAAGGCATTGAACGCTACCGACATGTACCTCGTAGTGAAAGACGCGGGTGCCGCAGCAGCGGTGGCCGCTGCTCACGGCGGTACGGTGGTGCTCACGTCTGCCGCTACGACGGACAATGATGGCGCTGCCATTCTTGCTGGTGTGGCGCTCGTGGCTCGTCAAGCAGGGAAGCGTCTCTGGTTCGAGACCCGAATCAAGGTATCAGACATCGACTCGGATTTGTTCGTGGGGCTTGCAGAAGTCATCGCGACCAACCCCGAAGACGTGCTGGGTGCCACGATTCACAAAATCGGCATCGCGGTTCAGTCCGACAATGACGGTGGCTTGGGACTTCTCATGGCCATGCAGTCGGATGGCGTGACGAACTCGATAACGACTTTGGCCAAGAACATGGCGGCTGACACCTACAAGACCCTCGGGTTTTATTATGACGGCACTACCATCAGCTTTTACGTGGACCGTGTCCTGGTTCTTTCGAGCCAGGCTCCCGCTCCGGCGTCGGTGACTGATGTGATGGCACCGACGATCATGCACTTGTCTGGTAACAACGGGGGCACGGATACCCTCACTTGTGACTACATCATGTGCGTGGCGGAACGGTAAGGGGGACTTATGGGCGTAGGTGCACCACAACGGGGAATTAGTGGCCCCATTCTGAACAAAGACCACGGCGGGTTTGACCGTCCTCGGGCACTCATGAGCAACATGCCTGTCGGCATGCTATCAAATTTCGGAGACTACCATTCGGTAGTCGAAGACTTCGATGGCAAGGCGTTCAACGCAACTGACGTATGGACCGTCATCAAAGACGCGTCAGCTACGGTTGCGCTGAATTCGGCAGACAACGGGGAGCTTCTGATTTCTTCGGCGGCTACCACGGACAACGACGGCGGGTCTATCCAGATGGTTCCGTCGTTCCTCGTGAAAAGCGGAAAGAAGCTTTGGTTTGAAGCCAGGGTGAAAGTCAGCTCAGCCGCTGACTGTGACATGTTCATTGGCCTGGCTGAAACCCACGCCACTGACCCGGAAGCAGTTGTGGTAGACGGTATCGCTCGCGTGGGCTTTGAGCTAGTAGATGGCAGCGCGGTGATCCAATCGGTGATCGATAACGACACCGCTGCAACCCGCGTGTCCACCACTATCTCGGCAGCCGACGCAACGTATGTTCGACTTGGGTTCCGCACAGACGGGGCAAGCATCCGGTTCTACGTGAACCGAAGCTTGACCAACACGCGCGACATCCCAAGCGCCATTGCAGCAAAGCTCTTGAGTCCCACTTTCTTCGGATTGTCTGGCTCGGCAAGCGGTACGCACACTCGCGCGATCGACTACATGATTGCGGTTCAGGAGCGTGCGTAATGGCCGTCACGGGCAAGAAGGTGATTAGAATCACTGCGGACGGGGACGTAGTGGATACGGGCCTCCGGAAGATCAATCTTTTGGGCGCACGACTCGTCACGGTTGCGGCTGATTCGGTGGCCAAGGTTCGTGCAGATGACTCCAACGGGGAAGTCCTGTACTCCTTGGCCGCTCTTGCCAAAACGGCAGACGACACCTCTATCCCTACCGTCTGTGAAAGTGGCAAGCTCTACGTGTCGCTTTCGGGGTCCGCTTCGGAAGTCTTCGTGTACTTGGAGTAGGCTATGGCCATACTCCAAAAGACACTTCCGCAAGTCACCGCAGGGTCACCAAACACCCCTGTCAGGGTCTCACAGTCTCATCTTCTAGTATCCTCGTACACCATCCAATCTGATGAAACGAACACCGGCTCTCAGTACGTGGGAGACGCGAGTGTTTCCGCGTCCAACGGGCAAAT